TTATACCAGTGAAATTGAATCTCCAGCCTTATACAAAAGAGCCACACCGGTAAACTTCAGATAGGCATAATCATTACGATTTGGGAATTGAATGGTAATCTTGTGTTGTCTATCGTATCCGGAGGGGGGTATTTGCAGCACAAAGTTATCAAATGTACGATTCATTCCATTATTACCACAATCCCACTCCCACAAGATACTCTCATCACATCTTATTGTGATAAACTGCCTCCACCTCGCGTACATATAAGAACTCCCTAAAAAGAGCAGAACTCGCTTAAATGGAGCCCCATTCACTGTCGCTATATGATAACGAACTTCCTTGTCAGAAAAAGAATTATTACCCCAAACTTTATCACTAAAATAATCCGTCGCAGATATAATATCCCCGTAAATCTTCTCAGCATAAAGGCGGTTAACCGTACATGTCTCATCAATAACAACATTGCTCAACTTACCGCTGATTGCCTGGACATTTCCTCGAACGGTGACATTATTAAATTCAGCATTTCCCGACTTAGGCAATTTCCATCCATTATTCCCGGCAATATAATTCGTCGATTGCAATGAATCAGAAATCTTACCAAACGAAATACTGGCATCCTTAATAAACGCCGAATTAATAAACGTCTGACCATTTTCAACCGCAAACGGCGTACTGACCGTGCCATTATTAGCCGTAATCAGTGCAAAGCGCTGGGCGTTGACCAGGAACTGACTGTTACCTTGACTATCTGCCCCAAGAGCGATACCGCTAACAATTTTATTTTTATTACTATCGACCTCAACTTTCATGGTCCAGGAAGCTGAAACTGTTCCATCAAGAGATGCGATTGCTTTTGCATTCTCCTGAATTTGAGCCGTGTTCTCCCCGGCTGTCGTACTAAGCAGGTCAACCTTTTTGGCCTGTGCGGTTAAAGTCTTCCCCTGCTCTTCAACTGTCGTTTCCAGCAATGAAAGAGCGGACGCACTGGCCTTACCATCAAGTGCAAGGGTATCGGTCACATCATAAACGGCAAACGTAGATACAATAATCGTCTTATTTCCTGATGTTGCGCCCATTGCAAAAATCTGGAATTTAGCCGACAGCGTTGTATCTGAAGCGGCGACAAAGTCATGGGTAAATGTGCCCCACGATGTTGTCAAATTTCGGTCAGTATCCCGATTCGTGATCGTACCACCAGAATACGTCGTACCATTAACTTGTCGAAGTTTAAGAACGGTATTGCTGCCACTTACCAGTTTAGCTCTGATAATAAAGCGATAGCGTCGCCCCGGAGAGACAGGAATAAAGCCGGTGCCAATCCAGGCGTTATAACCAGCCGGACTGGTGATTTGTACCCCTGAGCCTCCATCACCAATAGCGGCTCCCCAGGTGAAAGTTCCGTTTCCACTTTGCCATCCCCCTAAACCATTTATAAAATTTGGATTGGGCGTAAGGCTATCGCCTGTTGAGCCGATACTTTTCACATCATCAGCAAGACGGCTGACACTGCTATTCAACTGGGTGATACTACTACTCTGACTGCTAATTGAACCTTCAACATTATCAACACGAGTTCTCAGGCTAGTTAAAGCTGAAGCATCCGCTTTGGTATTTATAGCGATTTCATTGGTGATATCAGAAACAGAGACATCATCAAAATACATGTAGCCCGATGATAATGAGCCAAATAAGCCAATGGTATAGATGCCTGTCGTCGAGCAAACGTAATCAAAAGACGTAAAAGTCCAGGTAGCGACAGTGCTTACACTGGAGGAAGTCCATTCCACAGCCTTGAGTAATGTCCCGGCGCTATTTCCAAGACGCAACTTATTATTGTTGGCATCTCTGACAGCCATGTCATTCGAACGACGAGCATAGACGCCAATTCGGTATGTTCTGCCTTCAACAAAGACAACATTTTGCTGAATTGTGCTATTCCCTGCGCTCGCAGACAGACGTGCTATTCTGGCCCCGGAACGCGGGTTTGTGGCAGCGATGGTATCCCACGCTGAGCCAGTTAATGTCCATGCATCCAGACCTCGTTCAAAGGAACAGTTAGCGACCATTGTTTCAGGAGTATTTGTCGCCGCATTCATATCAGCAATCACAGCGCTCAGGCCTGACGACAGGGAAGTCGTCTGCAAGGACTGAGAGGTAATTTTCCCCTCAGCGCTGGTGACGCGACTATCCAGTGATGAGATAGCACCAGCGTTAGACGAAATTCCCAGCTCATTTGTCACATCGCGCAAATAGACGCTGCTAACGGTTAATGTGCCATAATTATTACCATTTCCATCATATGCAAAGATATTCAGGTTAGCGGAATCACATGCTGTCGTTGTAGATAACGTGACTTCATAGGTCGCAAAAGACGTTGATGTTGGCGTGACATAAACATCGTTGAGGCTTTGAGAGCCATTAAGACTACTCACCAGACGCACAAGGAATCGGGATAGCGACGTTTTAGCTACAATCGTTGCCCGGTATTTTCTCTGTGGGGCTGCCGGGAACCATGTCTGTTTACCGCTCAAATCAGCCGGAGTGCGAATGCTCGGGTTTGACGCCTGACCTTTTGTGATGATCACCCCCGGGCCGCTATTACCAGACGAAGATCCCCAGACAATGGTGTTACCCACGCCACCGGTTGTCAGATTCCACATATCCGTTCCACTTGTAAAAAGCGGATTCGGGACAATATTGTCGCCCTGGCCAGTCATACTGGACAGAGTATTAGACAAACTGACAAGGTTATTCGACTGACTGGTGATATTATTTTCAGCTACGGTAACGCGACTCGACAAAGATGTAACAGCGCTGGCGTCAGCTTTTGTTTCCAGTGCTAAAGCGTCGGTCACATCAAACACAGTAACATTGTCGATAATCAGCGTTGAGTTAATGCTCGCATTAATAATATCAAAGCGAACAAATGCCGCTGTACCGGATGTCGCCGGAAAATCATAACTATACGATGTCCAGGTGGTGGAAATTCCCTGAGTTGGCGCATCCACAACAACATCAGCAGCAGTGAGATTTAAATTTTTAGTCCGACGACGCAAAATCATCTGTACGGTACCAGAGTTAGCTTTGACTCTGATATTTATCCGATAACGTCTTGAACCATTGACAGGAATATAGACCGTATAAAGAGTGGCGTTACCACTGCTACCAACTTTCAGCTTACACGCAGCGCTATTATTTTCCCCCTCATTGCCGCTCCAGAAAACATTCGTTGAACTGGACTGAAGCCAACCACTAAGGCCATTTATAAATCGCGTGTTAGAGATGATAGAGTCACCAGTACTCGCTAAATCCTGAATGGCACCGTTCAGACCACTGATAGAGGTGTTCAGACTGGTGATACTGCTCGCCTGGTTCTCTATTCTACCCTCAGCGTTAGAAACCCGGGTATCAAGACTATTGATAGCGGAAGCATTAGCATTAATATTCAACGCATCGGTAATATCAACCAGTCGCACGTTGCTAACAGCAACAGAGCCTAAAGATGTTGTCGTGCCGGAATAGGGAAAAAGATACAACTTGGCCATTGTTGCAACCGATGTAGCACTCAATGTCCCGGTGAAATCCTCCCAGTCATCCCCCAGAACTTTACGAACCTCGTTGTAAGATTCAGTTTTATCTTTAGCAATACTCACTAAACGCATCAACAAAGTCTTATGACCGCTAATTCCTTTCGCCCTGACCTGAATCTGATATTTGCGACCTGCCTGCGTCGGGAACGGAGCAAGAGTACCATCGGTTTTTGCCGGAGCTCTGAACGAAGGATTGGACGTTGCACTTCCTTTGGTTAAAACCACCCCAGCGCCGCCATCACCGAAGGATGCTCCCCAGATAAACGAATTATTTGTGTCACCAGTGGCTTTTTGCCACAGTTCAATACCACTACTAAAATCGCCATTAGGAATTAAACTATCGCCACTACCAGCAATAAAGTTCACCGAGTTATTCAGCCTGGTAATATTGATACCCTGACTGGCAATCGTATCCCCCTGTTTAGAAACGGAAGATTCCAGAGCATTGACTGCTGTTTGATTTGCTTTACCGGCAACGTCAGTCTCCAGTTTAGTAATACTTTTTGCCTGGCTGTTAATTTTCCCTTCTGTAGATTCCACGCGAGTAGCCAGACTGCTTAGAGCACTTGCATTAGCCTGGTTTTCGAGCGTATCGGTTATATCCAGAACATATACATGGTCCAGATAAATCGTTGTATGCGCGGTATTATTAACAATATCAAAGCGGGCAAAAGCAGCATTTGCCGGAAAGGCTGCATAGTCATAGGAGAAAGTCTGCCAGGATGTGGTCACATTGGCCGTGTAATCACCTAAGACATCGGAGCTACTAATATTATCAAGCCTATATCTACGCCGTAGACGTATTTCCGCCGCCGCGTTTGCTTTTGCCCGAACCACAATCCGATAACGTCGCGACCCGATAACCGGAATATAAACCGTATAGAGTGTCGCACCAGCACTGGTACTATTGATTAATTTGGCGGCAGCACCCTTATTTTCACCTTCGTTGTTGCTCCATACTACTTGTGAAGAACCGGATAACTGCCACCCCGTTAATCCATTAATAAAGCGTGGGTTGGTCGTAATAGCGTCACCGGATGCGGCATAATCCTGTAATGCCCCATTAATACCCGTGATAGACGCATTCAGATTGGTTATGCTCGAAGACTGGCTTTCGATTTTTCCTTCAGTGTTGGTAACGCGAGTTGTGAGTCCACTGATCGCAGAAGCATTGGCCGTTGCTGCTTTTTGAGCCTCATAGGCCTCAGACACTTCACGAATCACCAAATCGTCAACATACGCGCTCCATCCCCTACCTGATGATCCCAGGCTATCTCTGATTGAGAACCATACAATACCTTGCGAGTACTGACGTGAATCAGAATCGACCGGAACACGGCAAACACCAGCAACCTTAACCCAGGCATCATTTTTTAATGGCTCGGAAGACAGCCCCCCACCCGAATTTGCTGTGCTAAGGGTCGAACTGAATGCTGCAGGCCAGGATGAATAATTGGTTCCCGCTGTACGCCGATCGACAACTGTCAGCCCCATGACAAATGTGCCGGTTGACGGCATATTTGAGGCCCTAATTCTTGCCTCGAATGAAAATACCGCATTGCCACGCACAGAGAAGTAAGATCCTAAAGTACGATCGGCATTACCCGATTCGCTGGCTGAACGCGTTAACTTCAGTGCACGAGCCCCCTCAAAAACAGGGCTATCAACAATGACTGCATTCACTCCGTTATTGAACTGGGTTCCGGTAGCGAATGACTCAAAAGAGCCGTCATGCCACACATTACCTGCGCTCTTTTGCAAAGAGGCGCTAATGCTGGTCAAACTGTCAGCACGGGCTTCATTGTCAGTCACTCGAGAACTCAGCGCCGAGATTGCGCTGGCATTTGTCTCAATTTTAAGCGTATCGGTTATGTCGACCAGCTTCACATGACTAATGGCCACTGCGCCGAGAGAAGAGGCGCTGCCGCTATATGGAAAGAGATATAATTTGGCCTGTTTCGCCACCGTCGTGGAGGTAACAACTCCTGAGTATTCCGTCCATTCGTCACCAAAAACGCTGCGAACCTCATTGTATGATTCGCTGCCATCTTCTGCGATACTCACCAGACGCATTAGCAGCGTTTTGTGTCCGCTAATACCTTTCGCCTTAACAGTGACTTGATATTTTCTTCCCGGTTCCGTGGGGAATGGCGCCAAAACACCGCCAGCCCCTGTCGGAGTCCTGAGTGACGGATTCGAGGTCGTGCTACCTTTTGTCAATATGACTCCCGGGCCACCATCCCCGAAATTCGCCCCCCACTCGACAGTGTTACGATTATCTCCGATTGCCTGCTGCCATAGTCCGGTACCATTTTTAAAGTCAAAGTTAGGAATGAGATTGTCACCCATGCCGGACAGATAACCGATACTATTGTCCAGCAATGTAATACTCTCTCCCTGGCTACTCACCTTATTACCCTGCTGAGTAACAGTCGTCTGCAGTAATGACAGTGCAGATGCATCAGCCTTATTAGTAATATTATTTTCGGCAGTAGTTAACCGACCAGAAAGAGAAGTAATTGAAGACTGATGAGCCGCAATGTCTGTCTCAGTTTTGGTTACACGATTAGTCAGTGCGGTTACCGCGGTACCATTCGCTTTTTTCGCGACTTCAGCATTCGTGGCAGAAAGATCATTCTTCAGTTGGGTAATCTGAGTTCCCTGGCTCGTTATCGTGTTATCCAGTTGAGTTACTGTGGAAGATAACCCGGAAATCGCATTCGCATTTGCGCTAATATTCGCGGCATTAGTCACATCCTCCACAACCACATCATCAATATAGAGATTCCCGCCATTAAGAGACGCATAGATACCAATGATATGATCGCCTGTGGCTGCTGAAGTCCAGGAGATTGACGATTTTGTCCATGCCGTTTTTGTCACATCAAACAGTGCTGCCGCCAGCAATACATTAGTCGAGTTGGCTATTCTCAATTTATGGTTGGCGCTATCCGAAAGCACAGAACCACCCTCATGACGATACCAGCAGGAAATATTATAAGTACGACCAGCAACAAATTTTACCGTCTGTGAAATCTGCGCATTGTTGGTTCCCGCGCCCACCGTAGCCTTTGGCGATATATAACGAGCGATTCTTAATCCGCTAACAGGATTAACAGCATTTAAATAATCCCACGCAGCTACGGTCCCGGTAATACTCCAGTCAGAAAGCGCCCGTTCAAAAGAGGCATTACTCAATAGATTATTCGGAGTATTTACCGCCGTTTTCAGATCATTGGTCAGCGCTGAAACACCGGCATTCAGGGTTATCAGATTATTATTAAGCTGTGTAATCGAACTGCTCTGATTTGTGATATTTCCTTCCGTTGCGCTAACTCGAGTTGTTAGTGCAGTCAGAGCGCTGGCGTCGGCTTTGGCATTAATTTTATTTGTCAGACTGGTATTCTGAGTATTTAAATCACTGCGCAAATTAGTTATTTGTGTTGCCTGAGCCTCTGTCCTGGTATTAAGTGTCGAGAGCTCCGTCTGAATCTCAGAAACAGAATCATCCACTTTCGTTTCCAGCGCCTGGCGCGCCGTCGCTTCGGCTCTGTCGGCGGCGACCCGCGCCTGGCGCTCAGAATAGATAAGCCCCGCGCTGACCTGATTAACATCATTGCCGGTATAGCCGCCGCGCAGTTGGGTGGCCAGCGTTTCGCGCGCCACCGCCTGCGCCGCGTCAGCGTTCGCCCGGGCGGTTCTCTCTTCTTCGACCATCCCCACAGATGCCCCTGGTGCCGGGCGCCCGGTGGCGATGTAGTCAATCAGGAAATAGTCATTTTCCGTCTGCGCCGCAGCCAGATCGATACGGAAGCGGCGAATCACCCCTTCCGAAGGTACATCGGCAATATTGAAGGTGGCAACGCCATCAACGTCATAATCCGGTTCCGGGAAATTTAACGTTCTGGCGTTTTCCCAGCCCGTTGCCTGCGGTGACAGCGTCCACAATTTGCCGGCCCAGCGTGGATTACCCACTTTCTTCACCCGCAGCTTGATGAAATTGTATTTATCGCCGTCGATGTCCAAATCGTTGGGCGATGCCACCGCCGCCGGCGTTTTATCCGCCGGGCGAATCCAGCCCCCCTCAACCCAACCGGGGATGTCCGGATTTGCCGCGCCATTCCAACCCTCGATACCTTTGTCGAAATACCAGATCTTCGCGCTGTCAAACTGTTCACCGGTACCGGCAGACACCTGACTTATCATCTGCGCCAGGCTGTCATAATTGCTCTGCACAATAGTCCGGGTATTTTCGATCGTCGCCACGCGCTCGTTTTTCTCATTGAGAATCGCATCGGCACGCGCCCGGGCCTCATCGGCGATAGCTTCAGTACGCTCCCTGGCCTCCTGTACCAGCGCGTCGTTAAACTGGCTCTGCGCCAGGTCAAGCGCCTGCTGCGCCTGCGCCTGCGCATCGGCGGCTAACGCTTCAGCCTGAGCGCGAGCCTCGGCCACGAGTTGTTCGGTCTGGCTGATACTTTCCTGCAGACTGGCTTCGGTATCGGCGATACTTTTTTGGGTATCGTCCAGCGCTTTTTGCGTTTCCTGAATGGCGTTATCCACGGTTTGCTGAACATCATTCAGGCTGTTCTGCACCCCGCTAATCGCGTCATCAATATCGCCCTGGGTCACCTTGCCGCCGATTTCCGCCAGCAATTCCTGGCCCAGTTCCGTCTCGGTAATTTTCCCGGTCAGATAGCTGGTGATTTCTTCGGCATCCGTCGATGCCTGCCCGATTACTGCGTTGCAGTAATCGGAGCGGTTGCCGGACTTATCGCTGAATACGGCCCGGAACCAACGACGAACGCCAGCCGCCAGACCGGTGATGGCATAGCTGTTCTGGGGATAGGGTACATCCGCCAGCAGGGTTTCATCCGCCAGATCGGCGCTGCCCGAAACATAGAGCGAGGTTTTCAGACCATCGGCAGTACCCTGACCAAATCCCCAGTTCAGATTGATACCGAAGACAATATCAGCGCTGGCCGTCAAACCGGCAATCGCCGCGGGCTTGCCGACTTTGCCGGCCAGCGTGGTTTCCTGTGAATAGGCCCAGCCGCTGGAAATCTCCGCGGCGTTAATGGCGCGCACCCGCACCAGATAACGCCCGGCATAAACGCCGCTGACCTCAAAAGAGGTGGTGGAACCGCGCGGAACATTAACCCAGTTGCCGTTATCACGCCGCCACTGGGCCTCATAGGCGACGGCATTCGCCGCCGGCGACCAGTTAACCCGCATATGATCGACATGGATGCCCTGGTTCACCACCGAGAAAGTCTCAATCACTATCTCCTGCGGCGCCGCCTGATTACCCGGCGGAATCACGCTTACCGGGCGCTGGTCGATAACCACGCCGGTGTCGATGCGGGCATACTTGTCCGGATCGTGGCTGGCGGCGCTGATGGTAAAGGTTCCGTCATTATTATCCGCGACGCTGACCACCCGATACTGCTGGGCATACAGCGTGCCGGACTCGACGACCCAAACCCCCTCCGGCTCGGGAGACTCGCTGTAGCCGGCGGTTACCGTGATGGTGCTGTCGTCAATCGCCGCGATACTGCGGCTCTGGGATACCCCGGATGGCAGGTTGACGATCAGCCGATCGCCGACGCTGGCATCCGGTATCCGATCCAGGGTGATCACCCGACCTTCAACGGCGCGAATACGTCCGCCGTTCACCTTGCCGGACAGCAGTTCATCTGCCACGGTGATAATATACCCGGGCTGCGGGATATTGCCGTCCAGCCCCACCGAGAAGGTCACCACCCGGTCTTTATTGTTGGTCAGAATCGCCCAGCGCCCCTTACGGTTGGCCTCCGACTGGCGGGTACAGCCAATGGCGGTGACTTCCAGTTGGTTAAATCCGTAGCGGGCAACCAGATCTTTTTCAAACACCGGTTCCATGGCGTCAGAATAAGCGTTATCCGGATCGGACCACGACACCAGCGCGCTGGTATAGCGTGATTTAGAGGTACTGCTGGAGTAGACAAACTTGCCGTCAAGCACATTGGCGCGGGTATAGTTAAAGTCGATATCGCGCGGCATATCCGCCATACAGACAATCTGATCGCCGCCGCTATAGGTCATGCCGCGGAAGATAGCCGCGATATCCCGTAACACCGTATAGGCTTCGTTGCGATCCTGAATATAGATATTACAGACGTAGCGCGGCTCAGTCCCGTCGCCGCCTTTGCCATCCGGCACCGGCTGATCGCAGTACTGCGCCACCTGGTAAAGCATCCATTTATCGATATTCGCCGTCGACAGGCGATGCCCGAGGCCAAAACGATCGTTAACCACCAGGTCATAAAACACCCACGCCGGGTTATCGCTCCACGCCCACTTAAACGTCCCGCTCCAGATACCGCTATAGCTGCGGGTTTCCGGGTCGTAGTTGTCCGGTACGCGGATCACCCGGCCGCGCGGCTCACAGGCGATTTGCGGAATGCTGCTACCGAACTGGCTGGAGTCAAATTCAATGTACAACAGCGCGGTATTGGGATAGCTGAGCTTGGCGTCAATCACCTCGGTATAGCTTTCCAGCGACATTTTATCGCCGATTTTCGCGCTGTTAGCATCGACGCTTATTTTACGCAGGCGCAGCGTCCAGCTGGTTTGCGCCGCCGGCAGATCGATACGGTGGCAGCGCTCATAGCCGGAGGTGGTTTTACCGGTCACCGCGCTATCCACTACGCTCTGCCAAGTCCCGCCGTCAGTCTGCAGTTCAATCAGGTATTTCACCGAATTCCCAAGCAGATCGCCATTATCTTCCTGCTTAAACAGGGATGGCCATTTCAGGCGCAGACGAATAGCGGAAAGCTGAGTGTTGGTAAAAGTATGGGTCCAGGCCTGAGTACTGGAAATTTCAATGCCGGCGTTGATCTCATTTTCCGATCCCGGCATCCCCTGGATATAGCTCTGCGACTGGCTCCCGGGGCGGAACTCCCAGCTAACGCCGCTAAAGTTTTTGGTACCATCGGCGTTCTCCAGCGGCGTACCGTCGAGGAAAATGGTCTGCGCATTCAGTTCCCCGGCAAACTCTCCTTCCCCCAGCGCCAGCAACAATTTCGCTCTGGCGACTGACTGTAAATCATCCGGCTGTTCTACGGGCGTGCGCGATTGCGAGCTGCCGCCTTTACGCCCTTTAATCAATTTATTTTCCATATTACACCCATAAAAAAAGCCGCCCGTGGCGACCTGACTGGAATTCTGTGTCGTATTACTGCTTTTCTTCTACGTAAATACCGGCGGAAATAATCGCCCCGCCGATGCGTCGTTTACCGTACAGCAGCGGCACCGGATAGCCCTGGGCGGTGGTATTGGTTACGCCGCCGAACGCGTAGGACGCCTTATTATCGGCGCCGGGGCTCATCGCCAGCCCGGTGGGCTGCGGGAACAGGAGCTGAACAACGCCGCCCAGCATCATTGAAGCGCCGAGCATGGCCGTCGAACCCCATGCGCCGGCGGCGGCAAGCCCCCCCGAAGCGATAACACCGCCGGGAACAAACAGCGATACGGCGACCAGTACGGCGCCCAGGATAGTCTGTAGCCCACCCGCACGTTTACTGCCGATAATCACCGGGACAATACGGATGGTTTCACCCGCCGCCGGGAAGGGCATCTCTTCAAGGTTAATATTCTTTCCCCCGGAGAATACTGCATAGGTCAGCCCCTGCTGTTTACTGCGATTAAGAAATTGCTCAAATCCGTCCAGGGTACAGCACAGCGCCCGTACGGCTTCATTGCGGGTCCTGACAACCCGCTGATGTACTTTTCCGAAGCGTTTACCCAGCGCGCCGCCGAGTTCGATTCGCGTCATTGTTTCTTGCATTTTATCCTCCGCACAGCACCAGCCCGCCCGGTGGCAGGACCCAATGCTGAACGATTAACGGGAGGCCAGTGGCCGGGAGAAATAGCGTGCCAGCCCGGGAATTCTGAGGTTTATATTGAGCCCGGACGGCGCCAGAGTATGTGAAGTTTTGCGATGAGAACGAAAGTGTCAAAACCGCCCGGCGGCGGGTAGATAGCGGCTACAGACAGGACACTGCGGTTTCCGCCCAGTCGCGGTTCATCCCTTTACTCAGGGCATATACCGCAACGTCAGTGCCGCCGTTTTCCCGGGGCCTGACCAGCGCCAGAGCAACCGTCCCCACGAGTGCCCTTGTCGCCGCGATCCGGTAACCGGAATCGGTGCGGCTGCTGGCGATGTCCACGGCAATGTGCTGCCATTGCGCCACCAGACAGCGATTCACCCCGGCGGGCATTTTTGTTGAATGGCCGTTGAGAACCGGCTTTTGCTGTTCGGGACCGAAAGCACAGCCGCTAATAGCGATAATGGCGCTAAGCAGGGCCATTTTTTCATCCTTTACTCCTTAGAGCCTGTCCCGGCAGGCGCATACTGACGCCGTCAGCCTGATAAGATAAGCTCTTAACCCCATCCATAACTGACATCTATAGTGTAACGGTTGAAATAAGGAAAAAACTAACCCAAATCTTTGTAGCGCAGAGTTTTCACCGTGCGTTCCCGCCAGTACCCGCCATAAGGGATCCGCTGGCTGAGACGCCCGTACAGATGGTGCAACAGCATATTGCCTTCCAGCAGTACCCCCGCATGGTTCGCCACCGGCGCCGACACTTGCATGATAGCGACATCCCCGGGCTGTGGCGGCCCGCTGAATTCGCGAAAACCGCATTCAAACCAGTTATCCAGATAGCGATTATCTGCGCCGGACTCCCACCACGGGTAATCGACGCGGTAGTCGGGCAGTTCAATTGCATGGATTTGCCGGAAATAGCTCATCACCAGCCCCCAGCAGTCGGTATGCCCGAGCACGAACGGACGCCCGATAAGCGGCAATTCACCGCGCGGCTGCAGCGTACACAGATCGCCCTCCGGCCAACTGAGGATATGCCAGGGCAGGCCGGTGGCATCGCACTGGGCCTTGTCCAGCTCGCTCGGCTGGCTGGTGGCGTCCGGGTGACTGTGAACAACCCCGATGACGGTCCCCCACGCTTCCGCGGCGGCATAATCTTCCGGGGCCATCTGAAACTGCCCGGTGGGATCGCTGTCCTGGTTGCGGCAGGGAAAATAGCGCGTCTCGCGCCGCCGTTGAACCACCAGTCCGCAACATTCGCGCGGATATTCGCTGGCGGCATGCTGGCGAATGGCATCGATAAGTCGCTGGTCCATCGCTAGCTCCTGATCAGAGACGTCCCCGGAAATCCGCCGAACGGCAACTCGTCATGTTCGCCAAAACGCAACTTACAGGCCGACAGGGTGCCATTGCACTCATCCCGCGCCGGGTCATCCACCGGGTTATTGTGTTTATCGAAGTAGCGGGAGCCGGCATAGTGGCAACCGTCTCCGGAACGATATTTATTGCGGATGCACCAGGTACACAGCGCGTGCAACTGGCGGGACGGTAATAACATGCCCTGCAAATCCAGCGGACTGGAGAGAGTGAACTCCACTACTTCGTTGTTCTCCGCCGATTTACTGTCGATATAGAAAACCCGCAGTTTTTCCTGCTGCGGATCGGCGTTCGGGTTACCTTCCGGGAAGTTGCGGGCGTCGAGATACTGCGCCAGGGTATCGTGAATGGTGACTTTGGCCTGCAGCAGATCGTCGTAATGCAGGCACAGGGCGGTGATCGAACTGTCCAGATTTGCCACCGACAGTTTCGGCTGGGCGCTGGCGCCCTCAGTCGAAGTTTCAATGCCTTCGATATGGCACGGCCAGGCGCGATACTCATTACCCTGCCACCACAGTGATTTGGCGGCCAGCCGGGTTTCATCGCCGCCGGCAGCATCAATTTCTTGCGGAGTATGGGGAATGTTGCAGGCGTGGAAACGCAGTACCTCGCTGATACCAAAGGCACTGCCGTCCACATCAAAAAGCCGGACAGTATTGCCCGGCTCAAGTTTCTGATAATCGCGATGTAAGCTCATGGTTTAAAGGCCTGTTCAAAGGTTGCGCTGACGGTGATGACATTTTTACTGTTAATAACCTTTTGCAGACTGTCTGCACCGACGCGCCAGAGCGCTTTTTCTCCGTACGGCGGAGTGAAGATAAAAGCGCGGGTTTTATGGCGGCGCAGGAAATCATAAATTTCCAGTCCGGTGTCCGGTTTGCCGGTAAAGGAGTAGCTGTAAGAGAGCGTTTCATCGTTCAGGCCGTTATAGCTCACCTGGGCATAGCCATCGCCAAACTGCGCCTTGCGAATCGAGTCTTTACAGGTCGTCGTCGGCTGGCTGGCGGACTGAATACGCCAGCTAAATTCTTCAATCATGGTTGATTACCTTTTATGCTGAGTATTCCAGATAAGCCCGCCCGGGCGAATGGCTTTGGCGATACCTTCATTGATGCTTCTGTCGATCACCTGTTGATAGACTTTACCCAGTTGATCCATGCCCTGAGGATTACTGTCGGTGCCCGGTCCAGTACTTTGCACGGTCACCGGGGCATAGACCGAAACGCCGGAAAGCGCCGGCAATGCCGCTGTACTCTCGCCTACATAGCCGCCGCTGGCGTAGCCGCGCATCAGACGATACAGGTTGCTGACCCCAATCCGGCTGGTGGCCTCTTTGGTAAAGACGAATTCACCACGGTGTACCACGCCGGCAGGCTCATATTTAGCGCCCGGGCCGGTATAGCCGCCCAAAGCGTGTCCCGGACTACCGGGGATCATATAATTTATCAGCCCTGCCATTGCCTGTTTCATTAATAGCTGACTTAACATAGATAAAGTAGAACGGGTAAATTCGGCCCAGTTGGCTTTACCGGTAGTCAGCATACTAAGCATATTGTCGCCAATGGCATTAAAGGTTTTTCCGGCAAATTTCTCAACATCGGCAAGCGTTACTTTTAAAGATTTTCCATATTTACTTAATCCTTGTTTTGCCGCCTCCAGCCAATTGATTCCCCCTTCAACCTGCGATTTATGTTCTCCTGTAGAGTCAGAGATTTCTTTTAAGGATGTGTTCTTTACCGCAGGTGAACCCGGCAACCGAATCTGTTTACCAAACTCATTTCCTTCATCTGACGTGTCCGTCATTTTTAGAAGCAGTACATCCAGTTTAATAATGAGTTCATTACAAACCTTCTCGAATGAGTTACAAACACCAGAGAATGAAGAAGTTATACTATTTGATGATACCTTCCCTAAAGCTTCTGAAGCTGGTTCATTTCTCCTGCTAACGTCCTGAGAAAGATTATTAGATGCATGGCTATTAGTAGCATTAGAAAATATCTCATTAATTGCCTTATTATTTTCCTCTCTTATGGTTTGAACTACAACTTTAAGAGACTCTTCAGAGATAATGAGCTGCTTTAAGCTATTTATATCTTTTTTTAGCACTTCAATTTCACGAAGCTGGTTATTTCTTTGCCGATCATAATCTATATTTATTAAATTATTTTCATATTGATAACCAAATCCAGTACGCTCACGCTCTGGTTTTAATCCCCTCTCAAATTCAGCTAATCTTACTTCTTTTTCAGTGAGTTGCTCTCTATATGGCTTAATATTTTTATTTCTTCCACTCTCGCGCAGTCCATCCGATATTTTCTCATAAATATCATTTGCCTGAAGAATCAACTTTTCTCCAAAGCCAAGGCCAGCCAAATGGTTGTTACTCAGGCGTGTTATCATTGAGCTATATAAATCAGCGGCAGTCTCCCCTGCCGTCCCAACACCCTCCAACTGTTCCTGAAGTGCAACCTTTTCAAAGTCTTGTTTAGACAGATACTGGAACTGACTATTTAACTGATAAGAAGCTAATGTCGGCTGGCTGAATATTTTCTTAAAATGACTTATCGTTTCATCTGCTGATTGCAGCTTAGCTCGATCAGCAATAAGCGCAGTTTGAGCAATTTGCTCCATTTGCTCATATTTGAACTGCCCCGTACTCACAATTTTAGCAAGCACATTAGCTGCCTGCCCAACAGAAATCCCTGCGCCAGCAAGTTGTTGGGATAGCCATTCAAGTTGTTTACTCGTCACATCAAACTGCGCGCCGGTAACTGCAATTTGTTTATTAAACTCAGTAGATTCACTGGCGCCTTCCAGATAAGAGCTCCTCAACGCCTCCCCGGTCCGTAATAAAAGATCTATCGATCCAGAAGCAGAACGTGCCTTTTTAATGAAAGGCATCATATCCAGGGCATTACTCACGTTGCCTGATGTCTTAGCTGCTACCGGAACTTTATCTCTGGCATCGTTCGATGTATTTAGCTGCTGACCAGACATCTTTTTCATGTTCTGAACATAGCATTCTGAAACATCTGCCAACTTATCCAGCTGATTATTCGCCCTTGCCAGCGCCTCATTAAATTCGGTGACGTTAAGTTGATTAACGCCCCGCCCGCCCGTTGACTGGGTCATAGCGTATACCTCCTGAAATACCTTCTGCTTTTGCCATCAGCATGTCGTCATCGGGGTCTTCCTGTTCGGTTACCGTTTCCGTGGGGTTAAAAAGGCTGAACGTCCCCGGACTCAGTTGCGAATCGCGGGAGAAAAGCGCAAAAACGGCATATGTCAGACCGGAAAAATGAGCGTCTAACTGGGCATCGTGAAAATAGTGTTGTTGATAGAACACGGCCCAATCGCCAAGTTCTGTGGATGACATACCGGCGAGCATGGCGCGCCAGTCCGGGCGCCCGAACTCCCTCGCCAGTTTCATAACGAAACGTCGCTCGCCGGTCAGTACTTTTCCGCACTGACGGGTTCCCCGGTCTCGCTTACCTCTCCGGGCGCCATTTCGACGATCGTCTCGCTGGTTTCAACAGGTGCTATCATGCCGGACAGCGTCTTCACCCGTAAATCCGCCTCGGCAATAGCCGTCAGCGGCCAGTGATTCATCACTTCTTCCTGAAGGGAAGTCACCTGCGCTTGTACTTCACTGAGGCACTGGGCTTTATTCTCCAGACCGTGCCACAAAGACATGGCCACCAGCAGCGCGCTGGCGCGAATTGTCGCGCCAATCGTCGCCGACATATCGTCTGAGTCAATACGTTCCAGTTCAGCAAGATATTCCAGATGTTCGATACGCTGCAGCGCGGAGAGTTCGTAGAGAGTGACTTCACTGTCGTTATGGCTGAACAATTCTGATTTCAAAAACATGGTGATCCCTTTGCAATATAAAAGAAATAACGGCAGTAACGCCGTTATTATTATGTGGCGTCCACAGCAATGCACCGCAGAGGCGACTATGGCCTCTGCATTGCAGGACAATACATTGTCACCGGCATCATGCCGGCATTAATCTGGCGAATGACCGGTTAGACGTTGCCGGAATCCTGGGAAGCGGCAATCACATTTTCCGCCAGCGACGGGCGGCCGTTGTTGGTAATTTTCACGGTGCGGGTAATCATCTCTTTTGCCGGAACCGCCTTACCCAGGCTACTGACCCAGCCTTTAAAGATGTCCACCGCGCCATTCGGATAGCACATACGGTATGCGCGTTCGCTGCCGTCTTCAAACCAGGCAACCAGAGACTGCTGGCCGGTTTCACCAGGTTTCCACGCCAGAGTAAAGCTGGATTCACCCGCGGACTTTTCCCCCTGAGAGGTGCGCTTCCAGTCACCTTCATCATCATCCAGGTAGGTATCATCGAAAGATTCCGCGGTCAGTTCACCCGGCGTTAGATCTTTGACTTTCGCCAGTCGCACCCAGCCGGTATCCAGTTGCGGATTAGCGAACGGATCGCCGGAACCGTTGTAAATCCACAGAGAAGTGCCATTGCCTTTAACTGATTCATTAGTAGTAATCATCATATCCTCACAGATTATAAATTAAATTGTATTTAAGAACAGCAGCGCGCCAGAGCATGGTCTCTTCGTCGCGCAAATAATCGCAACCCGCTAACACCATACTTTCCAGTTTATCTGCCAGTTGGGGAATACCTTCTTCAATTAACGGATATACTTTTTCCCCAATAAAGATATCCAGGTCGTTATCGCTATTTTCGGCTGCTGAAAAATAACCAATACGTAGCTCAGCGCTCCAGGTATTACCATCCAGTTCATCGCCGGTATATTTAGCTTCGGTTAAATATACCGCGATGGCAGGTAACCCGGTCGCGTTTATTACGCCCGGGTAACCATCATGCCAGGTGAGATTATCCTGAATAGCAGACTGGAGTGCAGCCAAAACCGCAGCGCGAATTTGAGCATGATTAATCATGATATTTCACTTATAGTTAAAATATTACATAACAGGTAACTCCTTTTCATATCTTTGACACCGGAGTCGAGCCGGAAAAGAAGAAACGGCAATAACTCCTTTTATTCAGGAAATATTTTCCCGGAATCAGACTTCAACGACCTGGCCGTTGTGGTCAATATAGTAGGTCAGACCTGCCAGAATATCGTCCTCCCCTTCATAGACGACAGTAATACGCCGCCGCTGGCCGTCGAACCAGGCAATAGCCGCGGCGCCATTTTTTTCCAGGCTGAAAAGAGACGAAGCGTGGGCAGAAAAAAGCAGTGAGTTTTCACCAGGACTGGCACTGCTATTTTCACCGAGCAGCACGACAACATTATTTTCGCCATCATCAAATACCAGGCTGTTCACACCAGCACTGACCAGCGTAGAATCCGAGACATTCTCCCGGGCATGAATACGGGCATTATATCCCGCGGTGTAGGCATGAGAATCGGTGATGATATCCCAGTCCGGATGCACCTCTTCCATATAGCCAATATCAATGGCGGAATTATCATTCAGCGCGCTGGTTCGCGACGCATTACCGGCATAGATAGTTGAATCAAAGCCGGTGGACGAGATCATAGAACCACTTCCCGGATAAAATCCACCAGCCTGTTCTCTTTCTTCGCTGGTACCAATAATATCATCATAGATATAAGCATTTTCACCGCTGTGCACCAGGTTAACGGGCGACGATTTGCAGACAACATTCTGGTTCGGCGTCGCCAGCGCGACTCCCTGATAAGGTGTTCCGCCAATTAAAAACGCCCCTTCAATAAGGCCGCTAACAGTAGCCATAATATATTCCTCCGGTTGTACTATTTGTTAATCGCTGCTGTAACAATCAACTTGATGCTTAATATTTAATGAGTCGCGGTCCTGCATAACCATGATTCTGCGCAGGTGAGAAACGGCCAATCAAAATTTTCTGCAGATTCTCCCGAGCCTGCCAATGAGTTCATGCCAGACGTAGATAAATTTTTATTCTTTATAAATTAAATGGTTAGAAAATTCTGATACGCCAGTATCGCCGATTTCCAGCGCAACTCTGGAAATCATCTACACTTCACACTGCATGTCAGTCGGACACATTTCGGAACAAACGACTGCCAGAATCCATGGAGACATATCCCCGCAGGAGCACGTTCCGAAAAACAAACAAACAGCCGCTCCGTTCAGAAGACCGGCTGTAAGACCGCAGTAACAAGGAGATACTTTGTGAACAACTCAAACTTCCTGAAACTCAAAGATGGTACACAACTGTTCTACAAAGACTGGGGTAAAGGGCAGCCGATTGTCTTCAGTCATGGCTGGCCTCTCTCTTCTGATGCTTTCGAGGATCAGATGTTGTTTCTGGCAAACCACGGTTACCGGGTCATTGCCCACGACCGTCGCGGGCACGGGCGCTCCTCCCAGCCCTGGGATGGTCATAATATGGATCAATATGCCGATGACCTTGCGGAATTGACCCAGCATCTCGATCTGCACGATGCGGTTCATGTCGGTCATTCCACCGGGGGTGGTGAAGTGGCTCGCTATATTGGTCGCCACGGTACATCACGCGTGGCGAAAGCATCGTTGATCGGTGCCGTTCCACCCATCATGCTGAAAACCGATTTCAACCCGAACGGTTTACCGCGCGACGTATTCGACGGCATTCGTGAAGGGGTAAGAAAAGATCGTTCTCAGTTCTTCAAAGATTTGCCTGATGCGTTCTATGGCGCTAACCGCCCGGGTTCGAACGTTTCTCAGGGGCTGAAAGACAGTTTCTGGCTGATAGGTATGCAGGCTTCTATTAAAGCGCTTTATGACTGTGTCGCCGCCTTCTCGGAAACCGACCAGCGTGAAGACCTGAAAAAAATGACTATCCCTACGCTTGTTATTTACGGCGATGACGATCAGATCGTTCCGCCGATTTCATCCAGCGAAGCAGCGCTGAAATTGCTGCCGCAGGGTCAGGGTAAAGTTTATAAAGGGGGCTCGCACGGTATCTGCAGCACCCATAAAGATCAGATAAACCAGGATCTTCTGGATTTCATTCGTAGTTAATCACTGTAGAAATAATACCCCGGAAACTGGACTGGCCCCATAAACCTGGACAGTTCATGTTAAGCGGCTTTCCGGGCCTGGGTTCAGTATTCTACCGGACTCAGGCCTTTTTCTGTTGGTTGTTGTATTAATGGAAAGCGGTCGTCCTTATTAAAGATTTTACAGCATCCCTCTTCTATAAAATTTGCCCACAAAAAGCCCCACCAGCAGACGTCAGAAAAGCAAATTACTGTGGCGAACGTTCCTTTTCTATTTTCCGCACCGCTTCCTTATCCAGATTACACTGCCCGAGGGCGCTATAAAGTTGCACATTCAGTTCCACGCACGAACCCCAGGTAAAAGGTTCCGGTACATCAGGTAGCGGCGTGGCGGCAAGAAGATGGCTATGGAGCGGCGCTGGCGGTAATGTTACGTATTTGATTCTGGTAGTCGCGCAGGCGCTCAATAGCAGAGGCAGGAACAAGCCTGCCAGCACAATCCTCATTTTTCATCTCCTCGCGCAGATAGACAATCTGCCGCTCCCCTTCGCGGGCTACATGCTGTTTTTCTTGATGAGTCACTTCTGATATCTGGTTGATAATATTAACCACACGGATAAGATTTTCGCTGACCGAGTACGCCTGTTTGATTTCGCCCTGTAAACGCCGGACGCTTTCCTGCTCCTGGCGATAACGATCGTGATAATACCTGGCCGACCATGACAGGGCGGCAATACAGCATGAAATAAAAACTACCAACATGACCTGATAGCGCATTTTCACCGTAACTCCCAGGAACATACCTGATGCTCAATTTCCCGTCGATTAATTAAACCGCGCCATTTTTTACCACCGGCATATACCCAGCGCCGCAGTTCATCGCAGGCGCCATGATAGTCCCGGGAATTAATTTTTTTCAGTAACGTCGATTGTATTACCGCGGCGGGTCCGACATTATAAGCAAAGGAATACAGCGCGGCGCGCTGGGTTTCCATTAACGGTACAGTAATATACGGCTCCAGTTGTCTGGCAACATAGGCTAAATCGGCGGCGGTAAAGTCATCACACTCTTTATCGGTATATCTCTTTCCGGGAATAATATCCTTACCGGTATGGCCATCGCATACCGTCAGGACACCGACAACATCGCGATACGCAACATACTCCCTGCCTTCCAGTCCATGCTTCCCACTTAACAATGCGCTGGCAATGACAATCGCGCCACCGCCTAAAGATGCAATCAATTTATTTCTCAGGGCCGGATTCATGCCCTCCTCCTCTGCGAATTTCATAATCTTTACGTTTATAGTACCAGTTGACAATAAACGTCCCGAGGGTACAAACAATACCGACAATAATCGCCCAGTCATTAAGAGAAATAGCGCCAAGCATAGTGGTAAATGAGCCCCAGCCATAAGCGGAACCACTGGCATATTTATCCATTTCTGGTTTTCACCTCCAAATCAGCGTTAATTAATATTTATCTGCTTCATCCATGGCAAATAACAAAAATATTGTCAAAAAGAGAACCATGCCATTAGCGATCTGCGCACCAGATAAATTTATCCCGGCGGCCAGATAAAAAATTTTGGAGGTTATTGCGACGAGTTAAAACAGTGAAATGCGTTTTTTGATTTTCCCGGCACCGACAGAACATGTCACGCCGTGTTCATTACGCGGCTTGCGGTACCAGATACGATGATTACGACGCTGTATGGCCTCAGCATACATTTCCAGTTGCGCCTGGTACTCGGCCAGCGCATTCAGGTTGATGGGCGAAAGGGATTTTTCCACCCGGGATTTACCACACCCTGAAGATGAAACCACTGATACACTTACCGGTCTGGCTCGCACGCCAACCTGCAGCGGGTTCGCAGCCCGCCAGGCAGCCTGTTTTGCCTGACGACGCTCCCGACGGCGAGATTGTGAATCCATACATCCTCCTCTCAGTAAACTTTAGTACAGGCCGGCCTGGCCGTATGACGGCAAAATGCAATTCACCTGCGCGCCTGTCTGAAGTCCACTTTTGGGGTTTGAGCCCTTTTTCAGGGCAGAATGTTTAAGAGCGACACCATCCTGGCGTGTCGTGCGTCCTGTCAATGTCATCACTATACTAAAAACAACTTTACTTGTAAAGTGATTTACAAATATTTTTGTATGAAACCCGCTAACGAATTGTATTGACAGCACATTAAACTTGTATTTTTTGCATAACCGACCAACGCACAGCGATCTTTGTCGTTCTCTGGCGGTGGCAAAACGGGTAATACACCGCCACAGACCGTGCTTCAGTCACAGAGTGAGTCAGCGCCAATCCGCGCAGCAAACAACACCCACTGCACAGACAGAAAAATCGGCAGGCCGAAGTACCAACAGTCGCCGGTTGCGAAATTCGAGTGAACCGGAGAAGAACGCTTCTCCCGGGGAGAGGAATGGCAATCTTGCCCATCGCCGTTGGCGGCGATGGGTTAACCGCGCGAGAAAGTCATGGATTACAGCAACACAGAGTACCAGAACACCCGGCCGATAATTTCCACTTCGCTGGCCGCGACATCCTGATCCTTATGCTCGACTTTGTTGAAACTGCGTACGCTCAGGCGATTATTAGGTAGCTTATAAAGCTGCTTGATCCGCTTCAGACCGCCATGGTTGATGGCGTACAGTTTGCCATCGACAATGCGCTTGTTATTGGTATCCACCGCTACCGTTGTGCCATCGGGGATAATCGGCTCCATACTGTCCCCGGTCGCCGGAAAACACAGCACCCCGGAGCCATCCGTATTCGCACCCACGCGGCGCAGCGTCGCCTTTGAAAAACGCAGCATGAAACCGTTGTAATCCTCATCCATAACGCGACCATCACCGCAAGCAAATTCAATATCTTTCAGGAAAGGAACTTCGACCTCGTCGTCGTCCAGCGGGGTATTCCTGTCCCAGGCTTTAATCCCGCCCCACTCACCTGCGGCTCCGTTTTCCCCTCCCGGCGCCGTGGGCTCGCCATTCAGCAACCAGGCGACATCACACCCCAGCGCCAGCGCCAGTTCAGGAAGATAGCGTGGTCTCCTGGTCTTTCCATCCTCCAGTTGCTGGATCGCCTGCTGAGAGGTGTTGACACGCGTCGCCAGCTCAGCCTGTGTCAGGCCCAGCTCCCCGCGCCTTTGTTTAACTCTTTCAGCGATACTCAT